GTCTTCAGCCAGTCCCTCAGAGCAGCGTCAACGCGCGTCTGCCAGCCGGTGCCTGTTGCGCGGAAGCGCTCCAGCACGTCGGGCGACAAGCGGATAGTGATGCGCTCCTTCGTCACCTCGGCCTTTGGGCGCCCGATCCTCTTCATCTGCTTCAGGTCGGCGGCGCCGAGTTCGTAGGTGTCCGGATCGGCAGCGATGCCGCGGTTGATGGCCTCGTCTTCTTCACGGGTGGGGACAACTGTCCCCGGCTTAAGTTTGGGCATAAAGATTCACCTCTCTCGAATTTGCCTTGCGCAGGCTGATGATGCGCCGTTCGTTGTTGCGGTCCACGTACACGACGCAGTACAGGCGCACATCGATATAGCCCAGGGCGATCATGCGGCGTTCGCCGTACTCGCGGCGCATGTCTTCACGCACTAGGGCGTCATCCCATTCGAAACCCTCGGCTTCGGCCAGTGAAACGCCATGCTTGCGCTGGTTGCTCAGGTCTTTGGCGGGGTCGAATGTGATGTCCATGTAGTTATTGTATGTACATTAAGCAGGGATGGCAAGTACTTTTTGTGCATACGATTATCTCTGTTCCCTCCCGCTACCGAGGGCCGCGCGCTGGGCAGCGTGCGGGGTTGGGGCATCGCGCCGGGCGGTGTGTAGTAGGCGGCATCCGGCACCAATTCACGGCCTTCATCTCGCCGTTTTCGATCTTCCTGGAGGTTGCATGCCAACTAAGCCGAGCACGCTTAAGCGCGTGCCCACGACCCGTCGGCACTTTCCAAGCGTGGTGGCGGCCGAACTGGACGCGCCGAGGTATGGAGCTGGGCGAGGCGGCCGCCCATGGCGTCGCCTTCGAGAGCAGATTCTTGAGCGTGACGGACGGTTGTGCCAATGCGATGACTGCAAAACTAAGCTGATGCCTTTGGTCGCGCACGAGGTTGACCACATAGATAACAGGCGAGACGTGGCTGGCGATCTGGATGACAGCCCTGACAATTTGCGCGCGGTGAACAGAGACTGCCATAGACGGATCACTATGCGTCAAATCGCGGAGGCGGGCGCGGTGGGCACCATGGCGCCGGTCTGGATGCCGATAACGCAGAAGCCGCTGACGGTAGTTGTCGGCCCGCCCAGCGCAGGTAAGAGCACTTGGGTGAAGGCAGCAGCGAAGGCCAGCGATCTCGTAATCGACCTGGACATCCTTGCTCCTACCGTGATCGGCAAGCCTATGTGGATTGCGGATAGCCGAGAGCGCAGCCTTGTGATTCGTGAGCGCAACTCTCTGGTTGCTGAGTACATGCGAGGCAAGACAGCGCACCCGCATTGCTTCCTGATCGACACGGCGGGCAGCTTTAAACGCCGGAAATTCTGGCTGGATCGTGGCGCCGATGTCGTGCTTCTGGACACCGACAAAGACATCTGCCGCGCGCGGATCAGGCAATGCAGTGCGAGGCCCGAATCGACACGAGCTGGCCGCCTTGCCGCGGTGGATCGATGGGAGTGAAAGGGGGGGGCAAAAACTTAGTGTTGTTTTTTGGACACCAGCCGCCCCAAGGCATTCTTTTACGCCGTCAGTTGAGAAAAACAGGTTTTTTTGAGGAAGCGAGTCATGGCGAACCCGCGAAAGCCCACCGTATTGAAGGTGGTTGCTGGAACGGATCGTCCCGATAGGAAGGGGGGCGATCTTGTTGATCTGCCCCTGGTGCCGGAGATTCCTGCTGCTCCTGATTGGATGCCAAATCGACACGCCGAGGCGGAGTGGAACCGGCTTGCGCAGATCCTGCATGCAAACCGACTTTTAACGGAGGCCGGCCTGGGGCCATTGGGGATGCTCTGCGCTCTGCACGGGAAGCTGGTGCAACTATGGATGGCTGGCGAGACCCCCACCGGCCACATGCTCGCGCAATACCGTGCGCTGGTTAGCGAATTCGGTCTTACGCCTGTCGCTCAGGGAAAAGTGAAGGGTTCTGCCCCTGCTGAGCAAGCGGGCAACAGGTTCAACAGCAATGGGAAGCGTCGCAGCGCGTGATTATGTCGGCATCGCCACCAAGTACGCGGAGGCGGCGGTTGCCGACAAGGGGCGCAAGAGGCATGGGCGCTGGATTCGTCTCGCCGCGAAGCGATTCCTAGACGACCTGAAACGGGCACGGCGTCGCGGAACGCCGTTCTTCTTCGACGAGTGGCACGCGAATGATGCATGCGACTTCATCGAAAAACTGCCGCACGTAGAGGGTAAATGGGAAACGCCCACCATCGTCATGCACCCGAGCCACGTCTTTTTCGTGGTGCAGTTGTTCGGGTTCCGCCGGCGTGACGCAATCAAGGTCGAGGGCTGGGGCGACGACGACACATTCCATCCCCGGCGCTTTACGTCCGCGCTGTTCGCGGTGGCGCGAAAGAACGCCAAGAGTACGCTCGCCTCGGCAATCTTGTTGTACTGCCTGTGCTGCGAGCCGGAAGAGGGCGCGCAGGTTATCAGCGCGGCCACCACCTTCGACCAGGCCAGCATCATCTTCCGCGCCTCCAAGCGCATGGTGGAGAAAACGCCGGACCTGGCAGAGGCCTTCGGCCTAGCCACATGGGCGAAGTCTATCAGCCGCTTCGAGACGGGCAGCAGCTACAAGGCCGTTCACGCCAAGGCCAGTACGCAGGATGGCTTGAACCCGTCCCACACAGGTCTGGACGAGATCCACGCGCACAAGACAGCCGACCTGCTGAACGTGCTGCAGTCGGCCGCTGGCGCGCGGGCAAACCCGCTCTGGCTGTTCACGACCACCGAGGGGTACACGAACGCCGGCCCTTGGGCCGAAATTCGCGGATTCGTGTTCGCGCTGCTGCGCGGAGTATTGGGCACACAGGCTGACCACTTTCTGGCCTTGTTCTACGCACTGGACAACGAAGACAAGTCCGCGAAGATCACGCAGGACGACGAGTTTGACGAGTCGAAGTGGATCAAGGCGAATCCGCTGCTGGATGTCAATCCGCACCTGAAGGCGGCCATCCGAAAGGAGGCCGTTGAAGCCAAGCAGATGCCGTCCAAGCTGGCGGAGTTCCGCATAAAGCGGTGCAACAGGCCGGCATCGACCGCCAGCGGCTGGGTCGATCTGACCAAGTGGGCCAAGTGCGGCGGCGCTGTTGACCTGGACTGGCTGGCGGGCTACCCATGCTGGGGCGGCCTGGACCTGGCCAGCACCACGGACATCGCCGCATTCCGCCTGTTGTGGCTTGTCGAGGGTGTCTGGTACACGCACGGCTGGCGCTGGGTGCCGTCCGAGGCCGTGAAGCAGCGGACCGAGCGTGCCACAGTGCCGTATGCCGGCTGGGTGGAGGCAGGATACCTGCTCCAGACCGAAGGTGACGTGACCGACTACTCGGTCATCGAGCGGGACATATTGGCCGCGGTGCAGCGATTCGACCCACAGCAAATCGCATACGACGCCTGGAACGCGGCCGACCTGGTGAACCGTCTGGTGGCGGCAAGCGTGCCGATGGTGCAGTTCGTGCAGGGCACCAAGAGCTACCACCCTGCGATGCAAGCCCTTGAGCTGGCGTATGTCGGCGGCAAGTTGGTTCATGGCGGCGATCCGGTGCTGGCGTGGTGTGCCTCGAATCTGGTGGCGCGTCGCGACGTGAACTTGTCGATGGCGCCGGACCGGAAGCGTTCGGCTGACAAGATCGACGATATGGCCGCGTTGCTGATGGCGATGGGCTTGGCCGTGGCCTCGGATGACGCCGAGGACCTTTCAGACTTCTTTAATAACGCGGTGATCGGATGAAACAGAAAGCGCAAAAGGTCGGCAGGGTCCGCGCCGCGGTACTCGGCTGGCTCGGACGCCCGTTCGGCCTCACCGACGTCGAGGCGTGGGCGAGCATTGGGCAGCGTAACGCGGCCGGCGCAAACGTGAGCGACCACAGCGTCCTGCAGTTGTCGGCGGTGTGGGCCTGCTCCCGTTTGATCTCGGAGACTATCGCAACGCTCCCTCTCGGTATGCACGAGCGGCGGCAAGGCTCGCGCCGACCAGCACCGCAGCATCACCTGGACTTCATTCTCGGCGCGCAGCCGAACGCTGACACGATCTCGGCGGTGTTCTGGGAGTCGGTGGTTGCGGCGATGTTGCTGCGAGGCGTGGCGCGCTGCGAGAAGTTGCTCGTCGGCGGTCGCTTAGTCGGCCTCCAGTTCCTGAACCCGGATCGCCTGAGCCGCACGCGTCTAGGCGACTCCTGGGAGTACCGCTACACCGACGATTTCGGCCGCCAGCGTGTGATAGAGGAATCGCGCATTTGGTCCATCCCAGGATGGTCACTGGATGGCAAGAACGGCGTCTCGGTATTGCGGTACGGGGCGCAGGTGTTTGGCGCCGCCCTCGCAACCGACGAGGCCGCCGCCGGTACGTTCAAGCGCGGCCTAATGCCCAGCGTCTGGTTCAAGTACCCGAACAAGATGAGCAAAGAGCAGCGCGAGGAGGCGCGCGAGTTTATCACCGGGCGAGCCGCCGGTGCGGTCAACGCAGGTCGGCCCATCATCCTGGAAAACGGGATGGAGGTAGGCAATTTGGGTATCAACCCGGTCGAGGCGCAGCTGCTGCAGTCCCGAGGATACTCCGTTGAGGAAATCTGCCGCTGGTTCCGTGTCCCGCCCTGGATGGTCGGACACACCGAGAAGGCCACAAGCTGGGGCACGGGCATCGAGCAGCAAATGATCGGGTTCCTGGTGTTCACACTGGGGCCATGGCTCAAGCGCATAGAGCAGAGCATCGTCAAAGACCTGCTCACCCCGGCCGAGCGCCTGCGGTATTACCCGAAGTTCGCGGTGGAGGGGCTGCTGCGGGCCGATAGCGCCGCACGTGCAGCCTTCTATTCCGTCATGGTCAACAACGGCATCCTGACGCGCGACGAAGTGCGCGAGCTGGAAGACCGAGCCCCGATGGGCGGGAATGCCGCGGTGCTTACCGTGCAGACGGCGCTGGCGCCACTGGATAGCCTGGGCAGCAATACCGCGGACCAGCAGGCCCGCAACGCGATGGCCAACTGGCTGAAAGACATGATGGCCTCCACGGCCGATACCTGAGGTACCTCCACATGAGCAAGAAGAACCTGCCGGCCGCGCCGGCGGGCCGCCCCTGCGCGGCTGTTTCGGCCTACATGTCTCCCCGCGCCCTGGAGCGCTGGGATTCTGGCGTGCGCGCTGCTGTCGAGGACGACGCAGAACGGACGATCAGCGTTTACGACGTGATTGGCTATGACTGGTGGACAGGCGAAGGCGTGACTGCCAAGCGCATCGCCAGTGCGCTGCGCAGTATGGGTGCTGGCCCCGTCACCGTGAACGTGAATAGCCCCGGCGGCGACATGTTCGAAGGCCTGGCCATCTACAACCTGCTGCGCGAGCACCAGGGCGAGGTGACGGTCAAGGTCTTGGGCCTGGCCGCCAGTGCCGCCTCGATCATCGCCATGGCGGGCGACAAGCGGCAGATTGCTCGCGCGGGGTTCCTGATGGTCCACAACTGCTGGGTGAACGCACAGGGTAACCGACACGACTTGCGCGAGTTCGCCGACACGATGGAGCCCTTCGACGCCGCCATGGCTGACATCTACGTGGCCTCTAGCGGCCAGGATCTGGGCGAAGTTCAGCGCCAGATGGATGGCGAAACGTGGATAGGTGGCAGTCAGGCTATTGAGCAAGGCTACGCCGATGAACTGCTGCCGTCCGACCAGGTTGGCAAAGGCACCAGTGGCACGTCGGCCAGCGCGGTGCGCCGAATCGAATCGGCAATGCGCGCGGCAGGGCTGCCCCGTAGCGAGGCCCAACGCCTGATCTCTGAATTCAAGTCCAGCCTGAGCGACTCGGCTGGCAGCGGTGAGCGTGACGCCACCGGACGCGGTACGGATCATCCGGCTGCCCTTAGCACCACGGCCGATCTGGCCGCATCCCTCACCACCATTTTCTCTCCGAGGTAAGACCATGTCGCAAATCGACAATGACATCAAGGCCATCAACGACAGCCTGAAGCAGGTTAACGACCAGCTGAAGACGCACGCCGAAGACGCCGACAAGAAACTCCGTGCCCACCAGCAGATCTCCGAAGACTCCAAGAAGCAGGTAGACGACCTGCTGCTGAAGCAAGGGGAGCTGCAGGCGGACCTGCGCGCCGCAATGCAAGTGATCGCCAAGCTGGAGCAAGGCGGCGGCAGCCCGGCAAAAGCCAAGTCCATCGGCCAAGTGGTCGCTGAATCGGACGAACTGAAGAAGTTCAACCCCAGCATGCAAGGCAGCTTTACCGTCAAGGCGGCCATCACCCGCGAAGACGATTCGGCCGGCTCGCTGATCCAGCCCACCCGAGTGCCGGGGATCGTGGCCACGCCGAACCAGCGCCTGTTTGTGCGCGACCTGCTGACCTGGGGCCCGACGGACTCCAGCGACGTCGAATTCGTGCGCGAGACGCTCTTCACGAACAACGCGAATGTGGTCGCCGAGAACCCGACCGACCCCAAGCCGGAATCGGATATCAAGTTCGAGCTGGACTCGGAAAAGGTGGCAACCATTGCCCACTGGATCCGCGCATCGAAGCAGGTGCTGCGCAATGCGCGCCAGCTCCAGACCTACATCAACGGGCGCCTCATGTACGGCCTGGATCTGAAGGAAGAACTGCAGATCCTGAAGGGCTCCGGTGTTGGCCTGAACATGAACGGCATCCTGACCCAGGCCATCGCCTATGCAAACCCCGGCGTGGTCGTGCAGGGCGAGACCCGCCTGGACCGCCTGCGTATCGCCATGCTCCAAGTCACGCTGGCCGAGTACGAGGCGGACGGCCTGGTGCTGAATCCGATCGACTGGACCTCGATCGAACTGACCAAGACCGACGACAAGCAGTACCTGTTCGCCACGCCGCGGGGCCTCGCCGTACCGGGACTGTGGGGGCGGCCGGTCGTGGCCACTCAGGCCATGGACCTCAACAACTTCCTGACCGGTGCATTCAAGCTGGGTGCCCAAGGATGGGACGGCGAAGAGGCCAACATCACGGTTTCGAACCAGGACCGTGACAACTTCGTCAAGAACATGGTCACCATCCTGTGCGAGAAGCAGTCCACGGTGACCGTGTTCCGTCCGCAAGCCTTCGTGAAGGGCACCTTCACCGGGCTGGACGCCGGCACGGGCGGCTAAGCAACGACGGGCGCGGCGTGACCGCCGCGTCCGCATCATGGAGGTAACTATGAAAGTGATTGCGAAGTGCTCATTCGAGCACAACGGTACTCGCAAGGCCGGCGATGAGTTCGACGTCTCGGATCAAGCAGCGCGCCTGCTGGAGGCGAAGGGCTTGGTCGACCTCTCGGGGATGGACGACGATGACCAGGAGAAGTCGCAATCTGCGACGAACGCCGCCGTGGGCGGCAGCGCTGCGGGCGACGACAAGCCTGTACGCAGGCGCGCAGCACGGCGGGGCTGAATATGTCCGTGATCAGCCTCGAAATCGCGAAGCAGTTCCTGGATGTCATTCACGATGCCGATGACGCGAAGCTGCAGATGCTGCTGAACAGCGCCGAGGACGAGGCGGTGCAGTACATGAACCGGGGCCTGCTGGAGCCAGTCCCCGCCGCGATCCTGGTGGATGGCGTGCCGGTCGACGCTGATCCGCTTACTGCGCCGCTCGACAGTATGGTGCTGGGTGTGATGCTGCTGCTCCAGGCCTCGTATCAAGCCAGCCCCGACGACATCGCCAAGCTGCGTGCCGCGGCCGAAGTGAAGCTGGCGCCGCACCGCATTGGATGGGGGGTGTGATGCTGGCTCACCGATTACGCCACCGAGTGACTTTCGAAGCCAAGGGCGAGCCCTTGCGCGACGAAAACGGCTTCATCATTCCTGGCACTGGCGGCTGGCGGCCTGTGGTGCTGGCAGACGGTTTGCGGCTAGAAGATGTGCCCGCCGAGGTGCTGACAGGCCACGGCCGTGAGTTCCAGGGCGGCAGCGCTACCCAGGCGGAGGTCAGCGCGCGGGTGAACCTGCGCTGGTTTCCGGCCAGCCCAACGCTGCTGGCATCCTGGCGTCTGATCTGGGACGGCCAGATCTTCAATATCCAGTCCGCCGAGACGGACGCTACGGCGCGCCGCGAGTGGCGGCTGCGTTGCGTAGACGGACCGAGCGAGGGCCAATAGCCATGAGTATGCAATTCCCTCCTGTGCGAA